ATGCAAATTGTTCATGATTTGTTAACATATGTGCATGTCCGTTGTGGTATAATAAGCATAGAAAGGAGCGTGTACAAGGTGAAAATAGTTAAACTGCCTGTTGAATACAGAAGAGGTGAAAATTATATGACATTACGGGAGTATCACAAGTTTACTTTAGGCACATCCGACCATTTGACCCGCTGCCGCGTGTTGTGGGATGGCGGTGAAATCATGAACGATTATTTTAGTCGTTTGGGCGATATCGGGCAGAATATTAAAATTCGTTCGGCCCGATACGATGAAAAGCATGATGTTTTGACCGCGTATGCATCGGATAAAGGATTTATCGAATACAGAAATGCAATGCGGCATTTACAGCATAATGAAGGGAGATATAACAAGTATGACCACAAGAAAAAAGGCGGCATTTAAAGTATGTCACATTTACGTGTATCAGAGCAATAAAGGGGCGTGGTATGCGTCAAGCTGTGTCTATGTAGACCCCCGCGAAATCCGCAAGCTCTATGACTGCATCCGCACATGTCTTGCGGGGGCTGCAGATTGCGTGTTGACGGAAACAATGGACGGTTTTAGAATAGAGGTGTATCAATAATGTTTACGGCTTTTATTTATGAATTGCAGTTGATGGCACTCGTTCATGATATTGTTTTAATGCTTGTTGGCGGCGCTTTCTGTCTGCTGATTGCTGTGATTGTTGGGATTCCTTTAGATTGGGTGTTCCGGAAAATCGGGTATTGGTTGGCAGATAGAGACTTTGAAAGGAGAAATAACCATTATGGCAAGAAACGCTAAGCACCTACCCAAATATGAGCCGCAAGCATGGAGTTATTACAGCCCCGGAACAACAGACCCGAACCAACTTACAAAGGCGGAGCTTGTAAAGGTCATTCGCAAGGCGGCAAAGGCTGCAAATCAGCGCTTGCGTGCTCTGGAAAAAAGCGACGTTATCAATACGGCAAAAACAGGTGCGTACAAGTACGCACAAAGCCAGATGCCGGGAAAAATTAAGCCGCGTTTCAACGAACGGCCTAAAGAGACCGCAGACAGGTCAACGCTCAAGCACCAATATTTGCAGTTGCGCGAATTTATGACGATGAAAAGTAGCACCGTTACAGGCGTGAGAGCTATCAAAGATGCACGTTATCAGACCGCAGTGCAGCGGGGGTTCAAAGGCACACAAGAGCAATGGGATATGGCGGTACAAAAGTTTTTCACCAAAGCAAATGAAAAACTTTTCGACAGCGATAAAATTTATGATGCCATTACCGGCAATAAATCGGACGTGTTGGAAGATATCATAGCAGCAGACCGCGACGACCAAACGACAAAAGGCCAAGCGTTGCTAGACTATATAAGGAGAATAACATAAATGAGAAAGTCGCAAGGCGTGCTTGTTAGCGAGTGTTTAGCTGAATATTTGCCGCGCCTTGTGTGTCCGCGAAAAGTTAAGCGCACCAAAGGCCGGAAATACATGTCAAGCTATTTGGATGTAACAGCAACGTTCGATATTGAGACCACAAACACCGATACAGACGGTTTTGCGTACAGCTGGCAGACTTGTATTGGTGGTGAGGTTATTGTTCCCCGGTATTTTGAAGAGTGGGCAGAAATGCTTGAAACTCTGGTGGATAAGTGGGGAGTTAACGAGAAGAACCGGCTTGTGCTTTATGTGCATAATTTAGGCTATGAGCATCAATATATTATGCAGTTGTTAACGGCCCGCTGGGGGCTGGCTGATAGCCTGTACACGAAAAGCCGAAAGCCCCTTTATTTGCGCTTTGATAATGGGATAGAATTTAGGGACAGTTTCAAGCTGTTCCAAAAAAGTCTTGCCAGAGCTACCGAAGGATGTTTACATGCAAAGCTTGCGGGCGACCTTGATTATACTGCATATCGTACCCCCGACACGCCTTTGACAGATACGGAATTCGCGTATTGTGTCAATGACGTGTTGGGTCTGTACGAAGCAATTGAGCGCTTGAAAGCAGAGCACGGGTACAATCAGGCTACAATCCCTTACACCAATACAGGCATGGTCATTGAAGCAGTACGCAAAGAAATCATGCCGGATAGGCGTTGCATGGCAGCTATAAAGGCATTGCAGCTTGACCGTGAACAGATGGCGCTTGCATATCACTGCATGGCAGGCGGCGACACCCACGGCACGCGTTGGCGTGCCGGTCGCACCTATATAAATTGTAATTCTTACGATTTCAAGAGCGCTCATCCGTCGCAGCAGCTATTATGGAAATTTCCAGCCGGTGCGCCTGTGACACTGCCCGCAGATTTGCCGGAATCGGATTTGAAAAAGTTCATCAAGGCCGGGTATGGCTGGATAGCTAAACTTTGCATTATCAATCCCCGGTGTAAGCCTGAATGCCCTGACCCCTGTGTGTCTTTCAGTAAATGCCCTGACTTGTCGGGCCTTGATGAACTGGATAACGGCAGAGTGTTGGGGGCCGATGCTCTTTTCTGGTATTGTGATTCAAACGACTATCAGCGGTTCATTGATGGGTATACCTATGATAAAATAGTAGCAGCAGAAAGCGTGGCATTTCGGCTGGATTATTTGCCAGATTCTTTTCGCAAAACGATTTACGAAAAGTTTCGTGTGAAAGAATCAGAGAAAGGCAGTCCAGATTATGCTTTTGCAAAAATCTGCGTCAACACCATTTTCGGCGCATGTGCGCAGAAAACGGTGCGTGATGAATACGGCTGCGACCCTGACACACTGGAATGTACGCACAAAAGCTGGATTATTAACTTGCAGAGCAAAGACGATGCTGACATACAGAAATCACAAGAAAAGAAATTCCCTTTCTTGTGGGGTCTGTGGACTGCATCAATGTCCCGGCTCAAGCTGTGGGATATGCTAAAACGTGTTGGATGGGAGAAGGTCATTTATTGGGACACGGATAGTTGCAAGTTTGAGGGGGAGAAACAGCCCGCCATTGACGACTACAATACCGTTATTCGTGCGCAATGTGTATTACGTGATTGTGTAGTTGAGAAGAAAGACGGCAGCAAAGTCTATATTGGCGTGGCAGAGGACGAACACCCGCATGACCGGTACGGAATGCAGGCTTTCCGATTTCTGCACGCAAAGTGCTATGCATGTGTCGATGCAGACGGCACGATTGAAAGCACCATTGCGGGAGTAAACAAAAAAGCCGGTGTAAAAGCCCTTGATGGCAGCATTGACAACTTGCGGGATGGTCTGTTAATATCCCCCGCAGGCGGGCAATGTCTGGCGTACCATGATGAACCTATTCGCACCCGAACAGACTTTGCAAAGCCTACCGTTTCCGCGTCGTGGGTCGTTATGACCCCCCGCGAATACAGGGTATCGGATGAACGTAGCCTTTTAATGGAATGTGAGGTATCAATATGAAATTTTGTGATATTATGCTGTGCTGTGGGGTGTTGTGCGTCCTCAACGCGATTTGTTTAGCGATTTGCTTTGTTGTTCCGGGGTGGTGGGTTTGTAAATGCTTGTTTGTTGGTGGTGCTAACTGTCTTGCGTTAGCAGTGTTAACGTGTTGATAGTTTCACAAATTGTTCATAGTTTGTTAACACATCGGCGCTGCCGATGTGTTACAATATAATCAGAAACCAGACTGGTTTCAACACAACAGACAGAAAGGAAAAATATTATGAAACTGACAGGCTATTACATGACCGCAATTTGCAAGTTTGAGGACGGTATCAAGGCCATCTGCGTGGTCGATGCACAGAACCGCGCGCAGCTGCTGGAACGTCTCAAGGCGGCGTTTCCTGAGCAGCCGTTCAAGCTGTACGGCTACGAGCGAACGAAGTTCGGCGCGGAAGTCAAGAGCGCGGACGTCGTGGATATGCGGAATCTGCTGAATCTGGCAGACATGGACGGGGTGATTTGACATGGCGAGTATTTCAAAGGTTGAAATCTGGGAAGATGTTGCGGGGAACGTTATCGGGCTTGTGTTCGACCCTGCCGGGCAGCTGACGAACGCGGTGCAGAATCTGGCAGCGCAGCAGCCGCTGCCCCGTCCTGCACTGGTAGACGCAGCGCGGCAGGCTTTCCCGTTCGCCCCCACGTATGACCCGCATGCGTTTGGTGAAAGGCCGCTTGCAGACCTGTATACTTATCTGAAAGCGTACAAACACCATATTGCGGATATCTTCCCGGAAGCCCCGACCGCGCTTTATCCGGAACGCGCGACCCCTGCGGGCTTGCAGTTCCTTATTCGCTGGATGTTCTGAAAAGGGGTGTAACGATGAAATATAAGGGCCGCAAACGCCCTTAAATAGTATCGTGTTTAACAAGGGGGTGAACATATGCAGGATATCAATAACAAGCTGAAAGAGATTCTCGAAAAGCTAACGGATTTTTTCGAGAATTTTGTGGATGAAATGGCAGAGGTTAAAACAAACCAGACCGACGCAATTTCCCATCTGCAGACCATCGAACAGAAGCAGGACACCATGATTGATCTGTTGCGCACCATTGCAGCAAACACCACAAAGTAAGTTGTTCTACGTGGAACATAAACTGACAGACAAAAAGGAGAAAATTATTATGGCATTCACAAAAAACAATAACGCATCCACCCCGAAGAAAGCCGCAGACGGCCCCCGCGTCACATTGGCGACGCTGCACAGTCTGCAGGCCGTTGTGCGTAACGTGCGGCAGGTCGCAGACAACTGTTTGACCTTTACGCTGCGTCTGTACGGTATTGACCTGTACGGTATGCGGCTGGTTGAGGGAGAAAAGAGCACGTTCATCACCGCCAGCGCCAACAAAGGCAAGAACGGCAAATACTACGACAATTATCGTGTCTACTTTGCCGAAGATGCCGCGCAGGCCGTTGAAGCTGCCGTTCGTAACGCATACGACGAAAACACGGACGAAGTAGAGGTATAAAATTATGAGCAAGCGCAACAAAGATATTGCGCTTGACCTGTATACCGGCGACGGCTGGGTGAATATCCCGGCTGTCGCCGCTTTAGGTTGCTGGTGCAATATCATCATCGGTAAACGTCAAGTCGGTAAAACGTTCGGCACGTTGAAATACATGCTTGACGAAAACAAGTATTTTTTGTATATGCGCCGCACTGTGAATGAACTGCAGGCCGTTGCCGCTGACCCTGACTTGAATCCGTTCAATGCTTTGCAATCCGTGGGGTACGATATCGGCATTCTGAAAGCGGGTAAAATCTCCTATTCAATCGGGGATATTGAATACACGGACGAAGAGGACAAAGACGGTCGGAAGAAATGGCACATCGGCAACAAACGCGCCGTCGGCATGGCGCTGCCGTCGATTGCAGGCGTTCGCGGTTTTAACGGCAGTGTGTTTTCAGACCTTGTTTTTGATGAATTTATCCCTGAAAGAATTATTGCAAAGCGCAAAGCAGAGGGGGAAGCGCTTCTGAATGCATACGTTACAGTGTGCGGAAATAGAGAGCTGGAAGGAAAGCCGCCCCTGCGCATGTGGCTTTTAGCGAATGCGTTCGACATTTCCAGCCCGATTCTTGAACAGCTGGGATGCACTGACCTTGTGGCGAAAATGTCAAGGAGCGGAAAAGAATGGTGTATGACTGATACGGGAGTTTTTATTGCAATGCCGCACAGCGACCGTATCAGCGACCGCCGCAAGCAAACCGCGCTGATGAAGCATCTTGCAGGCAAAGGCGACTTTTACAAAATGGCTATGGAAAACCAATTCGTGTATAATAACCTTGAGAACGTGCGCCCCCGCAGCCTGAAAGGCATGACACCGCTGTTTGCGTTTGCTGGACTGTATGCGTATCAAATGGACGAATTGCACTATTACATTTGTGAAAGCCCCCACAGTGGTAGGGAGCATTACGGGAGCAGCCCGCAGGCAGCAATGCAGCTGCAGGCCATGCACCCTGAACTGCGTCCTATGATATGTTTGGGACAGGTCGATTTTTCGTCTGTTCCCGCGCTGCTCAAAACCCGAAACTATCTTGACATTAAAGATTAAAGGGTGTATGATTAAGGAGCGGGGGAGCCGCACAAAAGGAACACCCCGGAAGGGTGCGCGGCTGGCTTTTCCTTTTCCATGCCCCCGCGTTTCTGAGAGCAGAACACCGCATCCTCTATGCAGCTGGGGCTTTCTGCTCCTGTTCTGCTTTCAGAAACAAGAAAGGGCCTTAGAATGTTGGCAATAGCGCCGTACAAAAGGCGCGTATCCCTCTAAGGCCCTTAGAAAGGGGGTGAATTTATGGCAAACGTGTATTTTTTGAGTGTGGACGGAAATGCCCGTCTGTCTGAGCATTTTAAACTTTCAGAGTTTCAGTGCCGTGATGGGCAGGATTTCGTAGCAGTAGACCCCCGACTTGTTGAACTGCTGGAAAACATCCGCAAGGTATGCGGCGACGCGGTGCACATTAATAGCGGATTCCGCACCGCAAGCTGGAACCGGCAGCAGAAAGGCAGCGCCCCCCATAGCAAGCACCTTTATGGGCTGGCTGCCGATATCTGGGTGGGCCACTTTGACAAAATGCGCCGTCCTGTCCGCACAAAGACCCCCGCCGAAGTCGCTGCAATTGCTGAGATTTTCTTAGGAAACAGCGGTGGTATCGGCATCTATAAGACTTTTACACACGTCGATGTTAGAACCGGTTCGAGCCGGTGGAAAGGATGATACACATGACTATCAACGATATTCTGAATCTGGGCAAAATGGGATTCACGGCACAGCAGGTGCAGCAGATGCTTTCTCTGGAACGCGCGCAGCAGGGCCAGCCTGTCACGGCCCCGGCACAGAGCGCGGCCCCCGCTGCCGCTCCTGCGGCGCAGCAGCCTGTGATTCCTGACCCTATGGCGGCAATGGCGCAGCAGATTGCAGACCTGACCGCCGCCATCAACGCAAAAACCGTTCCGACCGCTGGAACCGTGGGGAATCCTGCCCCCGTTACCAGCGTGGAAGATATCATTCTGGGGCTGGTGCAGCCTGCGGAAGCGCCTGCAAGCCCTGACTTTAGCGCCGTAAAGTAACGGCAGAAAGGAGCATCCAATGGCAAAATCCCGCACTAATATGCCTGAACTGAAAGGCATGAGCGTGTTCCGTCCGACTGATATTTACACTATCGCCAATGCGCTGGTAAAGGAAGTCACCGGACAGACTACCACTATTCAGGCCATCAACACCGCAAGCTTTATTCAGGTCGGGCAGATGTGTCTTGACCAGAGCATGGAAGGAACCCTGCAGGCGCTTTCTAACATGATTGCGCGCACGGTCATTTCCAGCCGTTCCTATTCGGGCCGGTTTACCAGTATCGAGACCGACCGGCAGGAATGGGGCCTGTTTGTCCGTGAAATCGCTTTCTTCTCTGGCGATTTCGATGAATCGAAATTCATCAACACTGCGCAGAATGCCGATATTCTGGTGGACGGTAACAGCGTGGACATGTACAAAATCAAGAAGCGCTATCCGCTTGAGATGTTCTATGGTGGGCAGAAGGTGCTGAACCAGCGCTATACCACTTTCCGGAACCAGCTTAGAACCGCTTTCACCAGTGAGAGCGAGTTTAGCGCGTTCCTTGCTGCCATGACTACCGAAATCGCAAACGATATTGCCCGCTGGAAAACCGCAGAGAATCGCGCACAGGTCATTAACTTTATGGGTGCGCTGTACAACTCTGACCACGATGAATGTCATGTGAACCTGACCAAAGCTTTCAACGCGGCCCGTGGTACGACCTACACCACGCATGACCTGCTGACCGCCCATCTGCAGGAATTTCTGTCCTTTTTCGTGTCGTGGCTGGAAACTACCAGCAGCCTGATGGAGAACAGCTCTGTGCTGTACCACCAGACCCCTGTATGCACCGACGACGGCGGCAACGCGCTGCACCTTTTGCGTCACACCCCGAAGAGCGAACAGAAACTGCTGCTGTATCAGCCCCTTATCAACGATGCGCGCAGCTGGGTCTATCCTGCCATCTTTGGCCCCGGCTATCTGAGTTTCGGCAATTACGAAGGCGTCGATTTCTGGCAGAACATCAACGACAAACCCGCTATTTCCTGCATCCCGTCGCAGTTCGACGTGAACACGGGCAAACAGGTTACGGGCGGTGCGGTCGCTCTGTCCTATGTCGTGGGCCTGCTGTATGACCGCAAGGCTATGGCAACTACTTATTATCAGGATAGTGTGTACACTACCCCGTTCAATATCTCTGGTGAGTACTACAACACAGAGCACCACTGGAAGATGAACTACACGCAGAACCCGACGCAGAATGCAATCCTGATGTTTATGTCCGACGAACCGTAAAGGTTCTATATCAACCCAACAGCTGAATGTGTGGGCCGGGTGAAAGCCCGGCCCTTATTTTATAGGAAAGGAGAAATATATGGCAGACCATAACGAAGGTATTGAACACGGCTATCATGCACATTTGGGCAAAGTATCGAAACGGCTCAACAGCACAAAGCGCATTGCTCTGTCTGAGCTGCCGGACGAATTTCCGTTTTACATGAAACGGGCCTGCAGCATGGAAGCGCCAGTATTTTACGTGCGCCTGAACAGCCTGAATATCTCGCCGCAGTACAACTACTGTTACATTGAAGAAACCCACGCATATTATTGGATTGAGGACATCACCGCGTTGAACGCCAATAACTGGCAATTCTCTTGTACTATCGACGCATTGGCGACCTTTGCGGACGATATCAAGAAAACTAAAGCGTACATCGTATACGGTCACAACAAGTTCGATGCATCCGGCGACAGCTACCGCGTGCAGGACAGCCGCCAGAACGTCGCACAGCGTCCGACTGTAACCAGCGTGGCGCTTGATGTGACGGATGAATGTATCGATAGTACACAGGGCGCTTTCATCCTGTCGGCAGTTGGCAAAAGTTCCGGTGTTACTACCTATGTCATGAACAAGACGTCGCTTTCTCGCCTGATTGATAGCATTCAGCAGGATATCACCGCCGATTTTGGGCAGATGATTTCTGACGTGCAGACCAAAACGACACAGGTTAACACGGTGGATACTTACCCGCCGGCATTGGAAGCAAAAGGCGGCGTTGTTTCCCGTGTTGGCAGCACTACAGAGACCTACAGCGGTGCAGATAGCTCCACGGATAAGGCTATCAAGTATCTGGCAAAGAATTTTGTGTACGGCGGCGCTGCCGTGGATTGTATCCGCTCCTGCATCTGGATTCCTATTAAGGCAAGTGTTATCCCGCAGAGCAGTCAAAATGTCTTTTTGGGAGACTTTGACACCGGTGTTTCTGGCGGAGTAATGGGGCATTCTCAAATTAAACGTGAAACCGCGATTCCGATTCCGTGGCCTGTGTCTGACTGGAAACGGCTGAATTGCCAGATGCTGCTGTATGTGCCGTTCATTGGAACGGTTTCTATTCCTGTCGATAAAGTAAACAACGTTGCAGCCTTGACCGTTACGTGGTGTTGTTCTTTCCTTGACGGCAATATTTCTGTCAAGGTGGATGCAGGCACATACACGGTATACGTGGGCAGCGCCAATATTGCATCGCAGTATGCAATTGGTGCAAGCAATATCAGCCTGACCGGAAATCAGGCAGCGGCGACCATTGGCGCTATTGGCATAGGCTTACAGGTGGGCGGTGGTGCACTGAGCAGTGCCGCAAGCTTTCCTATCGACATCGGCCCCATTCATGGAGAGCTGTACAAAAACCCGTCACCGCAAGCCAAAGGCATGGGTTCTGCAATGCAGTCAATTGGCGGCGCGGTGATGCAGATGATTCCACCCGTCGCACAGTGTGCGGGCAGCATGACCGGAAACGCGACGGCGCTGCAGTCCATGGAAGCGTGCTTGACCCTGCTTTACTACCCGCCCACTGACGACACGAATTTTCAAAGCATGTACGGGCATCCCGTGATGAAAATTGACACCCCTGCCGCAGGATACTGCCAGACGCGTGGTTTTTCCGTCGCTGCACCTATGGCGACCAGCGCAGAAACCGCTTACATCAATGCCGCTATGGACGGCGGCGTGTTTATCGAATAAGGAAGGTGTTAACATGTATCAGTGTTACAATGGAAGCTATGACATGCAGGCATGCGGTGGATTTCGTCCCCCGTCTCTGAGCACGGACGTTCTCAACTACTGGGAAAGGTCGTTCTTTCAGCGCATGCGTGCCCTCTATAAAATCCACGGCCTGCCAAAAGCAGGCCCCGGGCAAATCGGCTGGGACTATGATGCATTTCTTTACCAGCTGCTGCGCATGGGATATGCCGTCGTGTTCAACTCCAAAACATACGGCCTTGTAGTGCAGCCGGGTACGCCTACCGGCTTTGGGCTGCAGTTTCAGCCGCGCGGCATGATGGTGCGAACGCTGTTCTTTCAGTTCGACAGGCCGCTTGAAATCGGCACGGAATGCGCCGTTATCAAGCTGACCCCCGATTATCGCGGGGTCTGGGATATCATCGAAAAATACGCCGTTGAAATGCAGCAGCTTGAGGTGTCTATCCGGCAGGCCGTTGTAAACAGCCGTTTTGCTTATGCTGCTATCGCCAAAAACGACAAAGACCGCCGCACCCTTGAAACGATTTTCGAGCAGCTCGAAAACGGTAAACCCGCTATTGTGGTGAACGGGGAGCTGCAAAAGCCCGTCATGAACAAGGCTGATGCACAGTATCAGCTGCCAATTATGCAGTTCGACCGTGATTTGTCGAAAAACTTCATCCTGCCTGACCTGTACGATTTGAGACGCAAGACACTGCAGGACTTTTACCGTGAACTGGGTATCAGGGTGCAGCCTGATAAAAAAGAGCGGCTTGTGACGAATGAAAGCGCCAGCGCGGACGCTGAAACGTACAATCGCCGGGAAGTCTGGAAAATTTCTCTTGACGAATCGGTGAAAGTGTGCAATGATATGTATGGAACCAATATCTCTATCGAAATCAACGAGCCGCCAGAACTGAGAGAAGGGGGTGCAGATGATGCCAATGTACTGGGGGAGCATGACGAACCAAAACAGCACGAACCAAAACAGTGACGCGATTGACCGTGCGTGCAAGCTCCTGTGCAATATCCCGGAAGGCCTGTTTCGTGATTTTGCTGTGCCTGCTGGTATGGATAGAGAACTCGCCATTCACATCATCATGCGGGAGCACGGCCTTGCACCCCTTTACCGGCCCGACCCGTATTGGATGGTGGACGCAATCCGGTATTGGGTGCATGAGAGCATGCCTATCTGGGAAAAACTCTATAGCACAACTCAGCTGAAATACAATCCTATCTGGAACACCGACGTGCAGGAGCGTACCACCGATATCCGCACCACCGACCGCGATACAACGCAGGACAGAACCGCCATCAATCGCGGCAAGAGCGGGCAGACCGTGGGACAGGTGACGACCGGAGATTATCACGAAACCGGAAGTACAGAGCTGCACGACGAAACCGCAGGCACCGGGCATACGGAGACCGAAGGAAAGTCTATCACGGACGATACCAGCACCACCACGACCAAAAACAAGACGGATGTCGCAGGCACGGACAAAAAGACCACGGAAAGCACCAAAAAACTTGACCAGACTGTTACCCGCGATATTTCCCCTGAAAACGCCCCGGACTATCAGCCCGACGACCAAACGCACACCGTTGCAGAGGAAACCTTTAAAAGCACCGAAAACGGTGAGCATAAAGAGACCACCGACTTTACAGGAAATTCCACCACAGTAGCCAATTCGACCACCAACACCACCGGCACGTCTGACACGGAGACCCACGGGAAGCAAGACCAGACGACCGGAAGCCAGACGGACGGAACGACCAAAGGCACGACCGACACGAAGACAAAAGCCCACGATATCCGGCACGAAGATGCCAAAGAGGTAGGCAAAGAAAAAGTCACCGATATGTACAATCACGGCTGGATTAAGCAGGGTAACATTGGAGTTACCACCACACAACAGATGATTGATGCCGAACGAGAAACAGTCCTGTTTGACGTGTACATGGCGATTGCCAATGATTATCATGCAAAGTTCTGTTTGGATGTGTATTAAGGGGGCAATACCATGGACGCAATTATAGCCGCCCTTGTATCTGGAATTGTCACCCTTGTGGGTGTCCTGATTGCTAACAGCAAATCACAAGCCGTCACAGACGTAAAAATTGAGGAATTGACCCGGGAAGTCCGCAAGCACAATTCCTTTGCTGAGAAAATCCCCGTCATTGAAGAGCAAATCAAAGTCGCAAATCATCGCATTGATGATTTAGAGCATATCAACCAATTGAAAGGAGAAAAACAATGACCGACCTTCATATTTCCGCCGGCACTATTGCCCGAACCCTTGTCCTTGTCCTTGCCATCGTCAACCAGATTTTGAGCGCGTGCGGCAAAAGCCCCCTGCCCATCGAATCTGAAACGCTGGAACAGCTGGTGACAGCTGGCTTTACCACCGTCGCCGCCCTGATTGCATGGTGGAAGAACAACAGTTTCACCACCAATGCACTCAAGGCTGACGCGCTGCTTGCGCAGCTGAACGGCAAACACTAACTGACTGACCCCCGCGCAAGCGGGGGATTTTATGAAAGGAGCCGCATATATGGCAGACGAAAAAAATACCGATATCAGCACACCATTTATTTTTCAAACATCGCCCCCGTATGCTGCACCCGGCGACCATTACCAGTATGACTTGTATTGGCTGGTGAACCAGCTCAAGCAGGCATTGAACAACACCGAAACACTGAGGCTGCACGATATCGGGCAGGATACCCGCCTTGATGGTCTGGATATCTTGACGGCGCAGCTGAAAGATGCAACCGACCAGCTTTTTGCAAAGCTGAAAGCAGGCGACTTTACCAAAGATACGTTTCTTGAGTGGGTCAACACCAATATGACCGATATCATTTATCAGATGGTGCGGTTTGTGTTCTTTGGCCTTGACGACGACGGGCATTTTGTCGCCTATATCCCCGCAAGTTGGAAGTTCCTGCACTTTGATACCCTGCTTGACCCCGATAAACCCGGGTTTGGGCATTTGGTCGTTTACTACTAAGAAAGGAGCATTTTCATTATGGCAAAATGTAATTGCAATGACTTCCCTATTTCCTGTGCACCACACGCCCCGGGTGGTGATTGCTGCCATCCGCACGGATGCCCCCCGCATCCGTGTCCCCCGCCCCCGTTCAAGGGCGGCACGAGCATGTATATTGGTGCACGGTATGTCCCGATTTTTGCCGACCCCGTGGAATGGGACGATGAGCGCGAGTACGAGCCGTTGACCATTGTCATCCATGACGGCAGCTGTTACACCTCTAAGTGCTATGTGCCGAAGGGCGCACAGCTGCCCCCGTACCCGGAAGGACAGACTAAATATTGGGTCAAAATGTCCGACTATAACTATCAGTTCGCCGACCTCAAGAAAACCGTGCTTGACCTGTCCCGACTGGTTGAGCAGTTTCAGAAGGATAACAAGACGTTTACCGACCTGATTAACGGCTGGAACGAAAAGGTGCAGCAGTGGGAGACCGAAATGACGGCGTGGGGCGAACGCCTTGATGCCGTCGAATCCCACATTACCGACCTGACCGCCAGCCTGAACGCCGAAATCGACCGCGCAAAGGCCGCAGAGCAGGCAAACGCCGCTGCTATTGCACAGGAGACTGCCGACCGCAAGCAGGCTATTTCTGAGCTTGACGCGGCTTATAAGGCGGCAGACGCTGCCGAAGCACAGGCCCGTGAAGAAGCCGATACCGCTCTGAGCAATCGCATCACCGCCAACAAGACTGATATTGATGCCCTGAAAGCTGAACAGGCCATTCAGAACACTAACATCAGCAAAAATGCAAAGAACATCGCGGACAATTCGGCAGAAATCGCAAAGCACGCTGCCCGCCTGACCGACCTTGAAAGCAATGCGTCGGACTGGGATGATGCTTTCCCCGATACGACCATTGCACAGGAAGTGCAGAAGGAAGAGCTTAAACGCGCCAACGCTGATACTGCCCTGAATGGTCGCTGTGATACTCTCGCAGCCGACATGGAAGAGGTAAGAGACCTTGCAAACCACAAAGTAGATACCACGACCTACACGGAAGAGCAGGCCGCACAGGACACCCGCATCAAGGCTCTTGAAGGTGACAATACCACCAACAAGACCGATATCGAGAACATCAAGGCCAAGGACACTGCACAGGATGCCGCTATTCAGCAGAACAAAGACGCTATTGCAAATGTAACTGGGTCTCTTTCTGGGTATGTGAAAACGGAGACCTACACTGCCGGACAGGCGGCACAAGATACCAAAATCAACGCCGCACAGAACGCAGCCAACAAAGCCAATACCAATATTGGCGACTGGGAGACCGACCACCCGGGCCAGACTATCAGCCAGTGTGCGACCAGCCTTGAAAACGAGACCGCCGCGAATGCTGCCAAAGCAGACGCGAACGCAGCAGTTATCGGTAACTGGAACACGCAGCACCCCGGCAAGACCATTGCGCAGGCGGTAACGGATGTGAGCGGCTCTATCCCTGACGTGAGCGGTTTCGTCCCTGAGACGACCTACAATCAGGGACAGGCGGCACAGGATACTAAAATCAATGCCGCGCAGAACGCCGCCAACAAAGCCAATACCAATATTGGCGACTGGGAGACTGAGCACCACGGAAAGACCATTTCGCAGGAAATTACCGATATTCGTACTGACCTTGCGGGTGTTAACTATCTAGAGATTCTGAATAAGCTTTACCCGGAAGGCAGTATCGTCCCCGGTGGAAGTTTTGATTCTTACACCATTCACCCCGGTATTTACGCCGAAGGTTCTTCCATTGGCTACTTTAACATCCCGGCTTTCGTCCCTGATATTGTCGCACGCTTTAAACAGTGTTGGACTTTTGTTCCCAACTCCCCTACATCAATCAGCCTTTTTAACGCCGCAGGGGCCTTTGTTGAAACAAAACCCGTTACAAAATGCGAAATCCTTAATATATCCGATAACCCCCGGCTTGACCTCAATTTCACCACTCCCTTTATTATTCAAAAATCGGGTGTTAACTATTTCCAGTTTGGCCCTGTTGGCCGTTTTGGTTACAGTTGGGTAAAGAACAACATTCCGTTTGCTGAAGAAGACTAACATTTTCAAGCCCTAAACACAAAGAAAGGACTCC